CCGAACACGTAGTAGATGTCCGACTGCTTGTTGACCTGCACGGTGGGGAAGAGCTGCTCGCCAGCGAACTCGCCGTTCGTCCAACCGATGCTGATCTGAGTGAGGATCTTGTCGATGTGAACGTTACCGCCACCATTGGGGTTGTAAACCGCCATTGGGTGTTGCCTCCTCTCTCAGATAGTTACGCGGTGCCCATCGCGGTGCTACGGCAGTACGGCAGGAGCAGAACGTCGATCCACTGTCCGGCTGCGGTAGCAGCCTGCAGTGCGATACCCTGTGCGAACTGCGTACCAACGGCCGTTTGCGCTCGACCGTTGGCTGAAGGTGCTACGAAGTCCATCAAGGCGATTGCAGCCGCCGCCTCGACCTTCGAGATACCCATGATGCGAACGTCGACCTGGACGTTGCCCGTCGCAGAGTCAGCAGCATCGACCCGCTGCTGGCAGACGCCGATCGGCTTGTCCGTGATCGCAGCGACCTCAGTGACCTTGTTCTCATCGGCATTGAACTTCATGAACCGATAGATGCTCTGTGCAGCACCCGAGTTCGAGAGGTTGTAGCCCTTGTCGAGAACGTAGTTGGGACCACTCATTTGTTATTCCTCCCCTCAGGCCTTGAACAGGTACGACTCGTCGCGGTACCGGGTGTAGAGCTCCGGGTTCGCGGACGCGACGTCGATCAGGGCGTCGCTGTACGAGAGCTCCTTGCCGGAAGCCTCGTTGAACTTCTTGCGCTGCGCTGCGATGAGCTCTTCGAACTCGTCGCTGGCCGACTTGCCGTTGACGCGGGAGGTCGTGTTACCCGAGCTGCCGACCTCGCCGAGCTGCACGGTCGCCGAGCCTCCCTGGACCTGCTTGAGGAGGTTGTGGATCTCCTCGTGCAGCTGCGTGGGGGCCTTCACCAGGAGCTTGGCCGCCTCGTCGAGGACCGCCGGCGCGATGATGGTCTGACCGGTGCGGTACTCGTTGAGCTTGACCCGGATCTCCGACAGCTTGTTCGCCGTCTCGAGTTCAGCCAGACGCTTGGTCATCGCGACGTTGTTCTTGATCTGCTCCCGGAGCATGATCGCGAGAGCCGGGTTGGTCTTGGCGAGCTCGGCGAGCTGTACCTCCTCCGGCGTGACCATGTGACCGTCCTTGTCGACCGTCGTCGCCGTGGTGGCGTCGAACGGGAGACCGCCGATCGTTCCCTGCGGGGAAGAGGTCGCCGCGTTGTTGGGTGCGTGCGTGGTCGCCGTCTGGTCGACGGGCTGACTCTTGGTCGTGACAGCCGTTCGGTCCTGCTCGGCGCGGGCCAGGATCTGGTCATCCTGCGAACCGTCCTCAGCCAGACCATAGAGCTTGCGAAGCTTCGCCAGATCCATGCCTGTTCCTTTCTTCTGTTCTGCGAATGTCAGTTCGCTCAGGTTGACCGGGAGCAGGTCCTTGAGGAAGGGCCTGTTCGTGATCCCGCCACCGAAGAGAACATCCTGGTGCTTGACGCCCTTCGCGTCCGTCCAGTCATCCTGGAACTCAGGACTGAAGTAGCGATAGGCACCTTCCTTGATCTTCTCCAGTGCCGTCTTCGTCCAGTCGACGAGAAGGAAGAGGGCATCGCCTTCCACCTTCGCGTCCTTGACCCATCCAGCTGCCTCATTGCCTCGGGCAGGATCGGTCTTGTGATCGTAGTCGATGTCGAGCTCGATACCTCGCACCTTGTTCTTCACACTGTCAGCGAATCGCTTGATGCGGTCGAACGTGAAGTTGATCTTGCCGTAAGCGGGGTGCTGGTACTCACCCACTCGCATGGCTTGGATCCACGTAGCGTTTTCCGAAAGTGTGATCCCACGGAGGTCTACGTAGTAACCAAAGTGTGCCATGTTCACCTCCTGCCCGGGCTGTTAGCTCGATTATATAGTAGTCAGAGCTAAGGCGTCTAGTACGTCATTGTTATCAGTGATCGTTCCGAATTCTCCATCGCAGAGGGTAGTTCGTGCTCGCGAACAACTTCCCGGCCGCAGCGCCCTTATGCGCCATGGTGAAGACTACGTTGCCGGCGTCCAGATCGCCGGAGACGACAGTAAAGCCTAAGGTGGTGATGTGCCCACCGAAGCCGGTGTTTGGGTAAAGTACAGGATCGCCCTCACCCGCACCCGTAGGACTGCTTGTCCGCGTGCTACCAAATCGGACAATTGCGCCTGAGACGACAAGCACTACTTCGTAGAAGGATGATGTGTTGTCCTGAATCATGCAGGACACTTCAAGTTCTACGTCATCGCCTACAGCTGCCGCTAGGGACCACGTACCTAGGCCAGCAGACAGTAGCGTCCAGCTAGCGTCCAGCGTAGGAACCACGTCGCCAGCAGTAACGACACCCCTAGCGAAGGTCGGAGCAGTTCCGCCACCAGCACCAGCTATTGCCGCCGTCACGAAGGCTGTGGTCGCTAGGCGTGTGGAGTTGTTGCCTGCTGTCTGAGTAGGAGCCGTAGGGTTGCCAGTCAGTGCAGGGCTAGCCAAGTCCGCCTTGAGATCCAGTGCTGCCTGCTGAGCCGTGCTGACAGGCTTGTTGGCATCGCTGGTGTTGGTAACGTTACCGAGGCCCACGTCAGACGACACCAATGCCAATGTCGACTTCAACTGCGTAGGCGTACGTGCGGCCCAGGCTCCTGCCACCGATTGGATAACGTTGTCCGTGGTCGCTGTCAGACCAGCAATGGTGGTCAGGTCGCTGTCCAGCGGCTGATACACACCGGTGTGGTTGTGGTTACCAAGGGCTACCTGTGTACCACCAGTTCCCGTTGGAAGGCGTGCGAAGGCGACCGTGCCTGTCGTAACCTGGCTGCCGTCGAGCGACACCTCGTCCGAGCCACCATCAGCATGGCTCGCAGCATGTGCGGCAGGCGTACGAGCATCGCTCAGGCGTGAATCGTTTGTCAGTACCAGATTCGCAGTGTTGGCGATGCCATGTACGCTAGTAGTGTCAGCCTCATGGGCGGCTACCGCTGAAGCGGCAGTCCCAGCGGGGTCATAAGTCCCTGTATGATTGTGTCCTGTCGTAGCTGCACCAATACTTGCTGCCGTTGGTGCTGCGGGAGTTCCGTGACTGTGATCTCCTCGAGAGTAGGTGGTTGCAACACCAGCCGTCTGAGCAGCGCCAAAGGAGGTGCCTGATACGACCGATGATGACGGAGTGCCACCGCCACCTCCGCCACCTCCTCCATCATGTGTGTGGTTGAATGCTGCATACAAAGTCCCTAGGGATGCGGATTGTGCAGGAAGGATCGAGGAGAAGTTCAACGGCGATACGTCAACGGGAATCTGAGCGACGAACGAGTAGTTGAGATTAGGTCCCACGATGGTGATCTCGTAGGTCCAGTTCGCAGGGCTCCAGCTCGGATCGTTGCTAGCCGGAACGTCAATGGTGAAGGTTCCATCTACCTGGCTGACGTTAGCCAGGACCGTCTGGGGCAGAAGTACATCGGGCCCTGCGTTGTACCGAATCGGAGTGGGTACGCGGAACGCTACCTGCGTAGCACCAAAAGCTGGATTCAGATCACCGTTGATCGTGATCATCGTTGGCGTGGCCATCAGTTACCTCCCGACCGGTCGACACCAGCGTTGGAGCGAGGAGGATTGGGAGAGGGCTTGCCCTGTCGCGGTGGACCCACTCGAGGCGGCTTGGGCTGTCCCGGAGTGTTGGCCTCGTCGCCTGCTTCGGGTTCGTTGGGGTCCGCGGTCGGATCTTGTGGCGCCACGATCTCTTGACGGGTCTCCCAGTCGATCTCCGGGAGGTCATTCTCTTCGCGGAGATGTGCCTCGAGAACATCATCGGGACGGATGAGACCCGCACCGACGTAGTTACGGAGCGTGAAGCTCTGCGTGCGTGCATCTTCCCATTCTCCGATCCGACGCACCTTCAACTTGGGCATCTTCACACGAGAGTAGTTGATGTTGACGAGATCCTCGATCACGTAGCGGTTCATCGTGTCCGAGACCGTTTCGGCAACGTACTTGGTCGCCTTGTAGAACGTCTCGAGGCTCTCCTTCTTCTGGTTCGCCTCAGTCAGGAAGGGAGCGAGTACGTTCGCCATGATCATGTCGTTGTGGTGGTTGATCGACGGCAGGCTGTCGACAGGCTGGCCTTCGAGCTTGGCGAAGTAAATCTCCCACATCGGGGGAAGAGTAATGTGGCTTCGCTCGTTGGTCCGAAGATTCCTACCGATCGCCTCAGCAACCTTCTTGTCGGCAGGGCCCCAGCCCGGAGGCATCTTGATCACGGGTACGCCGATGCCGTGGCGCTCCTTCTGAATCGCGTCGATCTTGTACAACGTGTCCTTGTACTTGTAGTGCTTGTACGCGGAACGGAGGATCGAGATGCCCTGAAGATCACCGCCCTCAGCGTCCAAGGAGAAGATGGCCAGCTTCTTGATTGGGATCGTAGGACCCTTGAGCTCGCCGTCGATGGTGCGACCGATGTTGGTCTGCGGCTCCATCTCGATGCCAGCAGGTCCGCCGTTGAGGTCGTACATGAACTGCTTGATGTCTGCAGGGTGACGAGGAGCGAGCTTGCGCAGAGGAACCTTGCCATCGGAATCGAGCGCGTAGACCTTCTCCATGACCATATATCCGTACTCACACATGAGCAGGATATCTTCCATCGTACGCGACCAGGAAGTCGTCATACGGTTGAAGAGGTTGTCCTGAACCCACTCGGCACAGTTCTTGTCCCGTGTGGAGTCTGACCCAGGCTGCATGAACCAGTGAGCACTGAGCACAGGCGTCTTGAAGACGCGGAGAGCACCACGGATGATGCCGTCGAGGCGCTTCATCCGATAGAACTCGGTCACGCCCATCTTGTCACGGAGCTTCGGGTTCCACTCCTCGC